CGGCTTTATAATATCTGGGCTGGAATGAACTACCGGTGTACAAATCCAAAGTTTTCGCACTGGCAGGATTACGGTGGAAAAGGTATCCGTGTATGTGACGAATGGAAAAACAACTTTCAAGCATTTGCCGAGTGGGCTATTGCTCACGGGTATGCATCGAATCTTGAAATCGACCGCATTGACAGCAACGGAAATTATTGTCCAGAAAATTGCCGCTGGATAGACCACAAGGACAATTCCAGAAATAGAGGTGTTAAGCGCTTAAACAAAACCGGTGTAACCGGCGTTACATGGCGCAAAGCCCGCTCTGGCGATGGCGGTTCATGGAGAGCCAGTATTATGGTTGACGGAAAAAACATCAGCCTTGGATCTTATGCCAATTTTGATGATGCCGTAGCCGCCCGCAAGGAAGCCGAGCTGAAATACTGGGACAAGTAAAACTAAATAATCGAAAGAGCATCCGAAAGGGTGCTCTTTTTGTTGTAGGGGGTGATGCAGTGAGTTCTGACAATTTCAATTATCCTGATTTTGTGTCCAGTACAGGCTATGGAACGGGAGAAGGTTTATGTGGTTGGAACTGTTAGGAGCCGCCACACCTTTTTTGCGGTGTTCCCGGAGCTGGGCGACCCGCCTGCATGGACCGAAGAAAGCCTGCAGGAGCTGAACGCCCGGGACATTGAGTACAACGGCAAGATGTACACCCAGTACGAGATATCCCAGATGCAGCGTGCCCGGGAGCGGCACGTCCGCCGCTGGAAAAAGCGGTATCTGGCCGATTCTGCTGCCGGGGTGGACACCACCGACAGCGCCGTGCGCCTGAAAGCGGCCCGCCAGAGCCTGAGCGAGTTCACACAGGCCACCGGTGGGCGTGTGAACAGCGCCCGCACCAGCGTGCCCAAGTTCGGCAGGAGCGAAGCCAGTAAGGCGGCGTGGGCGGCACGAGAGAAATCACCGGGCAGCTCTGGAACACTCCTGCAAAAGCTTAACTATTCCGATAATGTTTCTCAATCCGAGCGCGAAAGCATCGAAAAGGAACTGTCTGTTCTCCCTCAATGGCAGCGTGATAAGGCTGAAGGTATCATCAGCAAGGTTGTGATGACTGAGAAGGACGCCGATGGAAGCGGATATTATTATCCGACTAAAACGCTTTATCTTCACCCTGAGCACAAAAATGGCGATGTCATTCACGAATACGGCCACGCATTAGAAATTTCCCTTGACCTGCGGCACAACTCCAAATACATCAGCATCCGAAAATCCGGGATTGATGTTGAAGACCTTTCTAAAATCGTGTATGATGATAGTACCTATACACAAGCGGTTTATCTCCTTCAGAACAGCAAATTCATTTCTGAGTATCAGGGACGGCTATATGAATCTCCTACGGATGGGATTTTTAAGGCCGGAACGATGCAGATCAACGAAGATATGCTGAAGGAATATTTCAGTGAAGGATACCGTGCTTTTTATCAGGAGCCCTCTGCCCTGAAAGAGAAAGACCCGCAGCTTTATCATTTTATCGGGGGATTGAAAGATGACCAAAAGTGAAGTGCTTCAGCTTGATGACCCTTCTGCAATCTGGAATGAGATGCAAAAGAACCCGGCACTGCGAACAGATGGTGACATCTGGCTGCACATGACCCGTCTTTCAGCCAAACAAGACAGAAAGCGTTCTCAAGAAGTGTACGGGGACCCGGAAGCGTACCTGTATATGGACTTGAACAAAAAGAAATGAGGTGCACCATGGAAGATTTTCGTATTATCTACCGCATCCTGAAGCTCTTGCAGCAGAGCATGGATTTTGAGGATTTTGACAGCGAAGGGTTCAATGCCGAACGCTTCGGCACGAATCCGAACCGTTTTCAGGCCTTGCTGATCCAGCTTCAGCGTGCAGGATACATTGAAGGGCTGGACATCGTTCAGTATATCCGCCAGCCGGAACACATCGAGCCGCCCATGCACCCCAAAATCACACTCAAAGGGCTGGAATACCTTCAGGAAAACAGCATGATGAAAAAGGCCGCTGCCATTGCGAAGGGCATCAAGGAAATTGTGCCCGGCATTTAATAGCAACTGAACCACGATGCACGCGCACCGTGGTTTTCTTTTGCCCATTTTTTCAGGAGGTACACTATGGTCACTACTGTTCTTATTGTTCTGATGATCCTTGCGCTGTTGGAGATCGTTCTGCTGAACGGTGTCCGGCTGTACTTCATGGTTGCGTCTGCCGTGCAGCAGGCGCATGACAATAAAGAGGCTTCGCATTCCGAAAAGTAAGCTTTCATTCACGGAAATACCCCATTTTAACCACTGTGCTGCCCTGAAAAGGCTCCATGGTGGTTTTTTCATGCCGTTTTAGCTCATGTTGGTCAGAGCAGCTGCCTCGTAAGCAGCAGGCCGCTGGTTCGATTCCAGCAAGCGGCACCATGCGGCGGGCGGCGCGTACCCCGCCCAAGACCGAATACTGACAGAGAACAGTGTAAAAAACTGAGGTCTCACACATGAAAGGAGTTTCCACCATGAAACGCGAAGATGTGAAGAACAAGATCCCCGGCATTACCGAGGAACAGCTGAACTGGATCATGCAGGAGAACGGCAACGACGTCAACCGCGAAAAGGCCGCCGCCACTGCCCTGCAGGCCCAGCTGGACAACGCAAACGCCCAGCTCAAGACCGCCCAGGACGGCCTGAAAGCCTTTGAAGGCAAGAAGAAGCCCGAGGAGTACGAGGCCGAGCTGACCAAGCTGCAGGCGGACATGAAGGCCCAGGCGGACGGCTTTGCCTTTGACAGCGCCCTGAACACTGCCATCCTGGGCAAGAAGGGCCGCAGCGTCAAGGCGGTGCGTGCCCTGCTGGATCTGGACGCTCTGAAGGGCTCCAAGGACCGCAGCGCCGACATTGACAAGGCTCTGGACGACGCTGCCAAGGCCAACCCCTGGGCCTTTGGTGAAGACGGTGCCGCCGGCGTGGCCGTGGTCTCTACCGGCGCTGAGCATGGCGCACCGCCCGCCAACGAATCCAATGGTGTGGAAGCCGCCTTTAAGTCCCTGAATCCCGAACTGAACCTGTAAAACGAAAGGAGTTCAACATGGCACATGCAAATCAGGAGCGGTATTCCGCTCTGGTAGACGCAAAGCTGCGGGCCAC